CTTGAAAGCGGCTGGAGGTAATACTTTCGCAGGTTCGATTCCTGTTCTCTCCGTTAGAAAATCAACACACACTTGACAGCAGTGTAGCAATTTGCTACATTAAATAGTGTTGTAGGCAACCTTTCTACTATTATGCATCCTGACGAACTGCAGAACTGGAAAATTATCAAGAAGAAATTTGAGGAAAATGGCACAACAGACAACTTCTTTTATAAGAGAGCTTGTGCTATAGTAAATGGACAACCGGACCCGATGAATAATTTACCAAATGTCTCACATGATGGATGAGATCAAACCTGAACACCACATCACTGAAAAACAGTGTCAGGAAATGATTGATAAAGCAATTGACAAACACAATAAAACTGCTACAATTATAAGTGCCATCCTTGGTGGCATACTCCTTGCATTTTACTCACATGGAGTTCTGTCGTTGGTGGGTAGAGTTTGACGGGGTGTAGCTCAGTTTGGTAGAGCACTCGCTTTGGGAGCGAGTGGCCGAAGGTTCAAATCCTTTCACCCCGATTCTTATACATAATGGCAAGATGCAATTTTTTTCTGTGGAATACTGGCAAGAAAACTTCGATGAACTTATGGATAGAGTGGAGAATGGAGAGACAATAGGAATAGAAAACGAGAATGGTGATAAAGCGATAATGATTCCTGCGGATGATGAACTCATACGCAAATACAAAGACCTCAACAATGAAGCTTGTTGAATCCCATGGGACTGTCGCCTAAAGGTAAAGGCCCTCTGCTTATAACGGAGTGATTTGGGTTCAAGTCCCAACAGTCCTACCTTGGGGGATTAGCAATCTGGTGAATGCACCGAACTCATAATTCGGCTAAGGTGGGTTCGATCCCCTCATCCCCCACTTGACGGATTTCCGTCAAACCCTTATAATAACAATGTCATTAATAAAGACAATGGTACTTACAGCAAAATTCAAGAAGGATGTTCAAACTCTTCGTGGTGCGGCAAACGGCGAATATTTTCTTGATGTAAAGAATCCGAAACTTTACAAAAAAGTTCGTCGTTTTTATGAAAATAACGGAGTAATTTTTTCTGGTGATCCTATG